TCTACAATGGGTTATAGCATGGGTACAAGTGATTCCTTTTATAGTAATGGGTGCTTCTTTGATAGCAGCCTTAACACCAACACCGATAGATGATGGTATAGTGAAAAAGTGCTACAAAGTCATAGACTGGTGCGCTTTAAATGTGTTAAAAGCAAAGGACTAAATAAAGATAACACTGAATTAAATCGGAGAAAATTATGGAATATATAATCATAGCATTAGTTGCAGCTGCAGTCATTTACACTTTCGTAGAACATATGAGAAGTGATAAGAAATCTGCACCAGTAAGTAAACCTGCTAAAGCAGTTAAGAAAAGCACACCTAGTGTTGCTCAACTTAAAAAACTTACTAAAGTACAACTACTAGAACTCGCAGATAAGAACAACATCAAAGTAAAACGAAGTGGTTCTAAAGCGGAAGTGGTTAAGACTATTGCAAGTCATAAATAGGTGAATTGACACAATCTTTAAAGGGGTCTTCGAGACCCCTTTTTTTTGTCTGAAACATATCCACAAGTGAATACTTTGTGAATTTATCATAAATCAGAGAGTCGATTTCCTAAATAGTGATATGGAAAGTATATTTGGATTGATAAGTGAAGTGGGAGCCCCGATTGCAGGAAGTCTTGTGATGGGTTTTTTCATCTTTACGGTGATAAAACAGATTCTTGAAGGTGTTGTTGACGATATCAAAACACTCACAATGTTCTGTACATCTTTAGAAAATCGTGCGAGAACGATGTCTAACGAAATGATTAAGATAGATTTACTAGTGTCAAGTGCTTTGGAGCTTCGTCCCGACATCGAACGAGTCGCAAGAGCAGAAAACTTCATAGAGGACGGTAGTCTAGACGTAAGAAGAGATTAAATTATGGAAAATATTGCACAACTGATATCAGAATATGGTTTCCCTATTGTCATGATGGTAGGACTTGGATACTTTGTTTACTACATTTGGTGGTTTGTTGGTGAAAACCTCGAACCCGAAGTGGAGAAACAGCATTTTGCACTGATAAAACTTATCGACCAAGTGAGAATGTTAGACCAAGATTTAATTCGTTTACAGCAAAAGGTAAACGTAGTCCTCGAAATGAAAGAGAATGATAAGAAGAAGGAAACGACAAAGAATGAAACTAAAAAAAGATAGAGAATTATTAGTAGTTGGTTGGATAATACTGATTACATTTTTTGCATCATCAATCGAAGCAGATGAGATTGTGCATAAATTTAAGAGTCCAAGTTTCAGTGGAGTTGGACAAAGTTCGCATTATTTGACAATCGAGAATCAAGATAAGTCAAGACGTGACAAGATAAAACAAGACATTGAAGATGCTCTGAATAAAGCAGAAAGAGAAGAAAAGAATACAACGCTTGCAAAATTTTTAAGAAATGTCGAGAGCAGAATTTATGCTCAGATAGCGAAACAATTAGTAGAGAATATGTTTAGTAATGGAGAGGCGGCTTCTTATGGAGTCTTTTCGATTGAAGGAAACACGGTGACATATGAAAAACTAGTCGGAGAGGATGGTGTAGAGTTCATCAGATTAACGATTGTTTCTTCAGATGGAACTACAACAACATTAGATATACCTGTAGGTACTGGTAGTTTTTAAATGAAAAACTTAGGGATTGTAGGACTGATACTGGTCTTGCTCGTCAGTGGATGTGCAAGTGTGCCAAGTGTAAATGACACTTGTACTACTGCAATTATGAATAAGATAGGACAATGCATCGAGGATGCAGAGGTTGTCAAACTTCCTACCCATTTAGAATTATTAGAATTACCACCTGCAGAAAATATGCCAGTAGTTGCAGTCTACGGATTCCTAGACAAAACAGGCCAACGTAAGAGTAAAGATGGAATTGCATCTTTCTCAACTGCAGTGACACAAGGTGGAGAATCTTTTCTTATCGATGCACTTAAAACTGCAGGTAAGGGAAAATGGTTTAGAGTAGTAGAACGTACAAGTTTAGATGCACTTGTAAGAGAACGTCAAATCGTTCGTTCTGCTAGAGAAGATTTTGCAAATCAAGAGGGTAATGAAGATTCCCCGAAAGGGATACAACCCCTCTTGTTTGCAGGAATCCTACTTGACGGTGGGATAGTTGGTTATGATACTAACATTGAATCGGGTGGCCGAGGCGCAAGATACTTAGGTATCGGAGCTTCTAATCAATACCGAAGAGATGTGGTCACGGTAAGTTTGAGAGGAATATCAACACTTACTGGCGAAATATTACTTAATGTACAAGTCACCAAGACTATTTTATCGACTGGTGGTGGGTACGATGTATTCCGTTTTGTGGACATGGACACAAAATTAGTGGAAATTGAGGATGGCGTAGCAATGAACGAAGGAGTCACGAAAGCGACTCGTTCTGCAATTGAACTTGCTGTCCTAGAATTAATCTATCAAGGTGATGAAAGAGGATATTGGAAGATAAATTGGCCGATAACTGAATCTAAAATAAAAGAGGAAGTGTCAGACTTTTTAGACGAAAACCAAATCGTTTTAGTCACAGAAGGAGAAACAAATGAAGAATAAATTTATTTCACTCATTATGTTAACATTAGGTCTACTACCTGCAACTTTATATGCAGGAGCAGACGATAACGAAATATGGTTAAATCAGTCAGGTACTGGTTTGGTATTGAATTTCACGCAGAAAGGTTATGGAAACAAAGTTGGTTTAGATGATTTCTCAGGAACATCTGCTGATATGGTTTTAACTGGTGCATCGAATACGTTTACACTTATCCAATATGGAGACACTAACAAACTATTTGGGCCTATGATTGCTGATTCAGCAACTATAAACCTTACCTTCACTGGTGATTCAAACTCAATGGATTGGAACATTGGTCAAAATAGTGCTGATAACATTAATATGTTAAGTGCTGTCACTGGTAGTTCTAACACTTGGAATATTGATATTGGTGCAAATGCTTCAGCTGAATACTTAAACTACGATTTAGTAGTTGGTGGTTCAAGTAATATATTTACAACTGTTGTTGATTCAGATAATGCTGTTTGGAATTGGACTATTACAGGTTCAACAAATGACGTTAACACTAATCAATCAGATGCAACCGATAACTCTATTACTGCAGTCTTAACTGGTTCAGGAAATGATATAGACATCATTCAGCAATCAGGTTCAGATACAGGTTGTCCTTCAGGTCAATCTTGTAGTGGTATTATTGACGTGACTTTCGTGACATCTAATGGAAATATTGACATCGTTCAAAAAGACGATAACGATTCTTAGTATTTTACTAGTCGGGTCGGTTAATGCTGACTCGATTGGTGAAATCATTGAGGATAAAGGGTACGCAGGACTTTCAAGGGACGGTACTAAAACTGTTCTATTGGCGTCTGAAAGACCCGATGTGCTGATGTATGATACAGCACAAACACAAAACGGACGAATGAAAATAAAGTTCGAAGGCGAAGAAGAACTTTCATTAACAGAACATTCTAAAGTTTGGATTGATGAGGTCTATTATGACCCCGACCCATCACTCTCAAAAATGTCATTACGAATGGCACAAGGCACCGCTCGATTTGCTTCGGGATTTGGTGGCAAAATAAAGAAAGCAAATATTGTTATTCAAACACCTACTGCCACGATTGCAGTTAGAGGCACCGATTTCACAACAAGTATTGATGAATTAGGACGCTCACTTGTTATGCTTTTGCCAGACAAATGGGGTGCGCCTTCAGGAGTCATTATAGTGTCGAATGCAGGTGGTAGTGTAATAATGGATGAGGCATACCAAGCAACAATGGTATCCACTTATGATGATTCGCCAACTAAACCAGTGACTGTAAATGGTGTAGACGTTAATATGATTGATAATATGTTTATTGTCAGTCCACCCGATGAGGTTTCCGACCAAGTTTCAGAAGAATCAGGTGGTGGAGAAAATGATGCTAACAATATTCTTGATGTAGACTTTTTAGAGTTCAACGATTTAGAAACGGACTACTTTAAAGACGATGAGCTAGAATATTCAGAGTTAGATAGAGATTTATTGGATGTTGATTTCTTACAAGATTTGCTCGATATTATATTAGACATTGACAAAAAAGTGGGTATAGATAGAGAAAGAGCAAAATTTGGAAGTGTTCGATTAGAGGGCACTTCTGCAGGTTTCGACAAAGACTCTCAATATAATACAATTATAGACAAGGGTCTTGGTCAAATATGGTTCTACAGGGAAGTGAATGGAATTATTTCAATCAAGATTCCCATGTTTGCACAAGCAGATATTAGGACTATAACAGACGAAAAAGAGTCACATATTGTGGTGGGTGATGGTTCGTCTATAAATATAACTATTACCCAAACAAACTAGGAGAAACTATGTTAGATATGTTAAGTAAACTCAGAGCGTGGCATGAAGACCAAGTGTTCGGATTTCAAAATGCAATGAGACTAGACGATTACCATATGATGTGGATTTCATTCGCTGAAGGAGTAGTCCTTACTCTATTATTTGTATGGTTGTGTGGTTAATATGGATTTAGGTGCGAAGTTATT